GTATATGCAGGCAGCGCCGCTGATGATAACCCGTACAACTCTGCGCGGGCGTTCCAAATTTCCCATGTCCCCGGTAGTCCGCGCTCCACCGGGGACTTATCGCTTGGATACTGGATAAGTGAACTGCCCACAGGGTACAATATCTCACCTACAATTACGGCAATAGTTTCAGCCTGCGCCTCGGCAAATGCCGCTTTGAGCTGATCGGGATCCACATTATCAGGGGTCCCCCCTAGGCTGGTAATAAGATTACCCATATTGTCCAATATGAGATTCACCGTTTCGGCTGGAATAAATGATGGCTTGATCTGTGGGTCAGAAAAGCTGCCATTGGTAAATTTGCCGGTGATAGGATCAACACCAGGCCAATTGACCTCCTCTCCAAATATATTAATTGTCTGATTGGTTGGATACATACCTGCCATTATTCGTCACCTCCAAAAATAAAAAATTCAATGTAGTTAGCTAATATACTTTTTTTGAGCATGATCTCAAGTTGTTTCCAGCTATCCCAGTTCGATAATTTTATATACAGATTCCTGCTTGATGCCGCTCTGGGTGATATGATGCGGTCATGGCCTATTCGGGAAAAACCAAAACAAGCACTCCTAGAATTCTCACTAAAAAGAGCAAGAGCGATTTCGTCGCCCATATTGACATATACATATATAACGGAAAACGAAGCGGGGCTTGTGATGCTGTCATGACCAAAACGCGAGAAACCAAAAAAAGCTGATCTAAAGGGAAATCGGATGTCGGTAATTGTCCAGCCATACATGGCGGCAATACTCCGCAGGTTTTGTATTGAGATATAACCAGCCTTTTGGAAAATAAGCATCGCTCGCCTTTCTTCAGGTTCAAGACCAAAGGTGATTGCCCCTGTTAGAACCCTCTCCCATTCGCTCAAGGTTTCCTCGGCGGTCTGGATGACACTTTCCTTTTGCAGATCGGACATCCGCTTCTTAACACGGACAAGCAGATCAGCCTTGGCCTTGCAAAAGAGCGAGCCATCGCTTTTTTTGTCATCAAATTGCCTGTCCCAATAAGCCCCCCTGGGAAAGAGCTTCCGCATAGAATTCTGGTATGCCTCGGAGGTGCTAACTGTCATTGCCATGTCAAAGCCCCCAAAATCGGAAGTTCCAATATGGTGGTAGCAAAATCCCCTATGCTGCTTCCGCCCAGAGATACTGTACCTCCAGATATTTGTACCCCGTCTATTACTGCTTCCCGAAGGTTTCCGGCTGTATAGCGTATTCCCGGTGCGGCAGTGGCTTGGAGATAGGTCTTCAGGCGATTAGATACTATTTCCCTGTTGGCAAGGGTGTCCTCGGATGGCAGTAGGGAGATCACTGGGTTCAGGGGAACCAGATCGGGGGTACGGACGGAAAACAGAACTGGCGGTGCGACGGTGTTGATATAATCCCGTACTACCTCAAGGTTCCCTACTGGGTTGATTCCGTCAATATGGTTTCCTCCAATCACCATGATAAGAAGAGCGCCGAAAATGTTAAAATTTTTAAACTCCCATGCTTGGGAGACCGCTGGGCTTGAATCCACCGCCCATGCAGCGAAGTCATCGGGTTTTCCGTATCGGGTGGCGTTACGCAATGCGTTAAGCACGCGAGTTAGATACGCCTCGTCCGTCTCCCCGTCAGCGCCGCCTACTATACCATTCTCAATAGTAATAGCCTTTGATTCGATCCCCGAAGGGATCGCAGAGGACAGGGACACCTCTTGATCCGGACCGAGGTTGGCGGCGGCGCCAGCTTCCATTGCTTTTACATGGACGGTTGCCGTGCCGTCCTCTCCGATCCGGTATGATCTGACGGTGAAATAGCGGCAGCCCGTAGCGGAGGAAAAAACCAGCCCAGCGGGGATCGCCGCATTTGGCACCCCGGTTAGCTTAACCGTGCCGATGGCGGTTATGGCATAGAGTGGTGGAATCCGGTCAGACCAATGGAGGCGAAGGTACTCCCCGGTGGCAGTGTCGGGGAATATTTGATTTGAAAGAAAAGTTATATCCCCGAGTATCTGGTGCTCCATGCCGGCATCGGCAGAGGCAAAAACCCGCAGCAGGTTATACCTAGGCGTCTTATCCAATGGCTTGAAGAGGCTCGTGTAGTTACTGTACGCCCGATCCAGAAGGAGCGGTAGAGGTTCCCTACTTAACGGCATTCCATACGTCCTTTACCATCACTGTATCCCCGTTGGGTCGCGTAACCAGTACGATATATGCGATCTCGTTCTTGCCTGCCTGCTCTGCACGGCATTCTATGCTTGCAGCAAGCCCGTCATCCTTCATCCACATTAAACAATCCTCTAGCATCTGCTGCACCCTTCCGGCGGTACGGCTGTCAACCTTCCCCTCCTGTCGCAGTTTCCAAAGCTCGCTACCGAAGGACGGATCCGCCCACCATGTTCCCTTGTCCGTTCCGATGCACATCAGGACAATCTCCCGGATGTCGGCCCATTGCTCGATACGCACACTCATGCCAAACTCCCTGGGGCGGTTGTCGCGCCGGTTCCGGTTAAAGGAGCAACCTGAACGCTGATACCGGGGTTTACATGGGCTGTTTTGATATGGTCATTGATTATTTTGGCAAGATTGGCTGCATAATCACTCTCGCTCATGGGTGCGCTTTTCATTGCATTAAATAGACCTAAAAGATTTGCGGTTAATGTTGCTTCCACCAATGCCATTACGCGCTCTCCATAAACAGGTTTTTAATTTGAATCTTATATGCCTCAAGTTTCTGCTGGGTACCCGGATTTATTGCTTGTGATGCCGGGGAACCGGATGTAACAATCGCTTTAATTTCATCAATGAGGCCAACCAATAATTCGCATATATTTTTTTGGGCGTTGCCAAAATAAATTTTTCCATTCTTCGCGTCAATTTCCACTCCGCCTGCTTCACGCAAAACCATCAGGCTTCCCTCACCAGTATAGAGAGCGGTGTCGCCTTCCTTGAGTTCAGGCCCACCGTCATAGTCAATAACCGGCAGCAGCTCGAAACTGTCAAAGTTCCCGCCCGGACAGAAAACAAAGACTTTCCCTTTTTTCGCCTTGGCTTTAAAGCCG